GTTCTGGGAGACGCCCGCGCTCGGGATGACCGGCCCCATCGGCATGGCCGACACGGTCGAGGCATCGGTGGGATGGCTCAAGCTGGAGGGTGAGTTTTTTTGGTTGCTCGGCGATGAATGGCTCACCAATCGGTTTGCCTCGAGCCGCGCCGGCTTCGCGATTGCTCGGCCCGACCGGATGCGGGCCATCGTGCGCGGCACGGAGGTGATCGGCTGGGATTACCTCGATGCCCGAGGCAAGAGTCACACGCTGCTGCCCGAGCAGGTGATCCATCGGAAATTCTGGAATCCGTACGACGACATCCGCGGCCTCGCGGAATACAAGGCGGGGGCGATGGCGGCCGATGCGGATTTCTTGCAGGGTCGATTCGCCCGCAACCTCGCCGCGAATAACAATGACCAGGGAGTCTACGTGGTGGCCAAGGGCGGCATGCCCACCGATGAGCAGCAGGCGCAAATCGTGCGCGCCTTGCGCGAGAAGCGGGCGCTGGCATCGAGAGGCGAGTTTCGCCCGGTATTCTTGACCGGCGATCTCGCCGTGGAAGACCCGAAGGTGCACGCCGTGGATGCGCAGTTCGCCGCGCAACGGATCGGCAATCGCCACGAGATCGCCCTGGCATTCGGGGTGCCGCCCAGCATGTTCGACGTCAAGGCCAGCTACAGCGAGGGCGCGAGTAGTGACCGGTTTATCCTGATCGAGGACACGTGCCGGCCGCTGGGAGAAAAGCTGTGCGACGCAATCGAATCGGTGACCATGCTGTTCTTTGCCGGGCGGCCGCGCGTGTTCGCGTCGTTCAACTGGGACGAGCATTCCGTGATGCAGCAGGTCCGCGCCAAGCGCCTGGAAAGTGTGGATCGGCTCTGGACGAAGGGAATGCCGATGCGGGAAATCAATGAGTATCTCGCGCTCGGCATCCCGGAGTATCCCGGCTGGGACCGCGGGTATCTGCCCATTGCTGCGCTGCCGGTGGATGAGGTGGGTGAGGTGGGTGAGGATGGCGCGAAGATGCCCGACCCCGCGCCCGCTGCGGCAGGCGAGAAGCGTGGAGATCCGCTCGGCAGGATGTTGGCGGCACTGGAAGATCCTGCGACGCTGCAGATGGGGAGCCGAGTCGTCGGGGAAGGCCGCCCCGACGGGCGGGCACCTGAAGGGAAAGCCTCGCGGCTGTGGGCGGGGCACATGCGGCGGCGTCGGCCCTGGGAGCGGCGGATCGAGGCTGCGGTGAATCGGCATATGTTCGCGGCGCGCGCCGACACACTCAGCAATCTGGCGCAGGCGCAGGGGGCGGGGTTGCTGGCGGCAAAAGTCGCACCGGGAGTCGCGCCCTCCAATGTCGCCGCGGTCGAGATCGGCGGGGAAATGCTCACCCGCGACCCATCCGGTGCGCAGATCGCCCGTGCGATTGCCTTCCGGCTGGATAAGCTGAAGAACGGATTGTGGGGCACGATCAAGATCATCCTGCCCCAGGTAATGGAGGCCGCGGCGCTGGAGTTGCTCGAAGAGCTTGGCCAGCAGGAGAATGCCTGGACGGATGCGCCGGCGGATGTGCTGCGATTCCTCCAAGAACGCGAGAACTTCGTGGGCGGCGTCTCCGACGACGTGCATCGCGAGATCATGCAGACCATCGAGCAATCCATCGCGGACGGCGACGGCTTCGACGACATGGCCGCGAAGATCCGGGGTCGATTCAACGCGCTCGGCGCCGAGCGAGCGCAGCGCATCGCGGTGACCGAGACCGGCGTGGCCTACGGCCGCAACCGGCACGAAGCCATGCAGCGTGCGGGCATCGCGTGGAAGCAATGGCTGAGCTCACAGGACGACAATGTCCGGCCCGACCACGTGGAGGCGCATCGGCAGATTGTGCCGATCGATGCGCCATTTAAGATCGGCGGGGAGATGATGCAGCACCCCTGCGAGGCCGGTGCATCCGCGAAGCAGGTGATCAACTGCCGCTGCATCGAGATCGCGGTAACGGGGCCGGATGACGATGGGCTGTGACCCCAAGAACCGAATAATAAATCCGCTCCTAACAATGACGCCCTACCTAAGTCCCGGTGCATCGCGCAGTGTCGAGGGCATGGAAACACGTCTCGTCCGGGAAATCCACCCCGAAATTCGCATCATCGATGCGAAGAGCGGCGTCGTGGAGTTCGTGGCGAGCGACGAAACGCTGGACTCCTATAAGGAAGTGATCAGCGCGAAGGGCTGGCGGTTCGATCGATTCCGCAAAAACGCTCCGCTCGTTGATTCGCACGACTACTACTCCGTGGATCGCCTGCTCGGGAAGGTGACCGAGTTCGAGGTGCGCGGGGGCAAGCTGATCGAGCGTGCGAAGTTCGCGATTGAGGTCGAGGAGAACACGCTCGCCCGGCTCGCCTGGAGGATGGTCGAGGCCGGGTATCTCAGGGCGGTATCGGTCGGCTTCTTCTCGGTGCGCTCGGCGGCGCGCTGGGACGTGGACCGCAGGAATTTCGAGGACGCGTGCCAGGAGTGCGGAGCCTCGCCCGATTCTGTGGACCTCATCCACCTCGAGCAGCAGCAGATCGAGCTCTCGCTCTGCATCATCGGGGCAAACCCGAACGCAGTGGCCCGCGGCTACAAGGCCGGCGTCGTCCGCGACGAGGATCTTGATTTTCTCGAAACTCTTTCCCGCGCCGTCGGCGCATCCGAACACACCGGGCCGCACGCCAATGATCTCGCCCAGGCGCGCTTGCTCGACCACAGGCGAGAACGCGAGGCGCAGTGGCTGCGGGAATTCGCAAAAACAATCGGCGGTCTCTGATCGCCCCAACTCACACACACACACTCACCAATACCCATGAAAAAGAATCGTTTCCTGATCGCCTGGTTTCTTGCGCCCGACAATGGCGGCGCCGGTGGCACTCCCGTGCTCGACGAGCAATTCCGCAAGACCGTGCTGGAAGGGGTCGGCCACGTGCGCAAGACCACCGACGAGATGGTCGCCAAGTACGACAACCTCGACACGACCACGAAAAAAGCCTTCGAGGATCTCACCAAGCTGCGCGGCGAGCAGACCGACCTGCAGAGCAAGGTCGACGCCATCCAGCGCATCGGCGTGGCCCTGCAGCGCGAGTCGCGGATGGCCAATGCCGATCCCATCGCACGCATCGCGGCATGCGAGGAGAAGCGCACGCTGCTCAACGCCCTCGTGCGGAAAGCCGCTTCGGCGCGCAATCCCGATGTGCGCCTGAGCGAGGCCCAGCGCAAAGCCCTGAACACGGCCGACTCGCCCGGCAGCACGCACCTGGTCTCCGACCTCGCGTCGGACATCTATGACACGCTGTCCAGCTACGGCATCTGGAGCACGTTCGCCGTGCGCAACCTCGGCACCAAGACCACGATTTTGCCGGTGAAAACTGTGCGCCCGGTCGCGGGATGGCGGACCTCCGAGGGCGGGGCGATCAGCGACGACACCAACAAGGCGGGGACATCGGGGAATGCCGACGTCCGCACGATGGCGGTGTTGATCAATGTCGCGAACGAGCTCCTGCAGGATGCGGAGATCGACGTGACGAGCGACGTGATGATGGACTTCGCCGAGGCCATCGCCTACCGGCTCGACTGGAGTGCGCTCCAGGCGGACGGCACGAGCGACGCGACCGACGGCGGCTACACGGGCGTCTTCGCCGGTGGCACCGCGGCCACCGCGGCAGCCGGTAACGTGACGGCGGAGGGCCTCCAGCTGGAGGACTTCCTTAGGTGCCTGACCACCGTCGATGCCGGGGTGCTCACCCGCCCCTGCAAATGGTGGATCCACCCGCAGATCATCGCCCGCCTGCTGGCCGTGCGCGACAGCAACGGTCGCCCGATCTTTTTGACGGCGAACGAGGCCCCGACCTTCGGCGGCATCGGATCGCTCCTGGGCTACCCGGTCGTGCCGAGCTTCGCGGCTCCGAGCACGAACGCCGGGGGCGCCAAGGTCGCCGTGTTCGGCGATCCGGCCGGCATGGTCATCGGCGTGCGGCGCGACTTCGAGTTCGCCGCTTCCACCGAGGCCGGGTTTGGGGACTACGAGACGGTGTTCCGCGGCGTGATGCGCGCCGCGGTGAAGATCCGCCGCGCGGAAGCGTTTGCGGTGCTCACCCTCCCGGCCGCCTGATCCACTTAGCCACTTAGCCACCCAGCCAATCAGAACCACCAGAGGACACACACCATGCATAAAACCCACAGCCTCTTCGCGATGGTCCTGCTCGCTCTCGGCATGCTGGCCCTTCCGGGCCAGCATGCTGCGGCGCAGCAGTACGCCACCGAATCGCTCACCGTCACCGTCACCGGGAACACGACCCTCGGCTCGAACAACTCCACCACGGAAAGCGCGAATCTCACCCTCACGAAGGATGATGATGTCGCGATCTACGCGGCGGTCACCGGCAATGCCGTGGCGCAGACGGGCAATGTCACGCTCACCTTCGGGGCGAGCGTGGACGGCACCAACTACGACCCGGCATTCGCGACCGTGGTCCTCGCCACCAGCGGGAACAGCACGATTAGAAAAGTCCAGAACATCACGGCGGGATCGGTCGGTTACCTGCGGCTTGTTTCGATTCTGAACAGCAGCAACGGCACCGTGAGCAACGTCGTCGTAAAGGCGGCGAAGAAACCCTGATTGTTACCTAGCGGGACACAACCCTCGTCGGCGCGATCTGGGGGGACGCGTCGGCGGGGGCACCGCAAACAGAAAGATATCTATCGTGAGACGCCCAAAGCCAAGCCACCGAATGGTCACCGACGCCGACACCGCATCGATCACTCCTGAGAGCGTGCGCGTGCGTGCGCTGATGCGGATGGCCGAGGGCGGAGCGATCCGCGAGCGCGGCACCATTTTCGAGACCACCGCGGCCCGCGCAGCGGCGCTGGGGACACTGGTCGAACGCATCTCCTGATCCCCCCACCACCACCACCATGAGCGTCAACGCAGCAACCATCATCGGCGGGCCGGCTATCGTGCAATTCCGAGGCGCGACATTTTACAGCAAGGGCGAGATCAAGCTCGAATCGAGCAAGGCGACCTTCCAGATCGCCGTGGACCGCTACGGCGGCTCCGCGGATGAGCGGGTGCAGGATGAAACTCTCAAGGTGAGCTTCGCGCCGGCCGGCGAATGGGAAAGCCTCTCCGTGCTCTGGCCCTACGCAGCGTCGGCTCTCGGCACCCTGGTGACTCCGGGGTCGCTCACGGTCTCCTCGATCAACACCACGACCGACGAGCTCACGGTGACCGGCCACGGCCTTACCACGGCCGACGCCGTGCTCGTGCATGTGGCCACCGGCGGCACGCTGGCCACGGGCCTCGCGAATACCACGACCTACTACGCCCGCGCGGTGGATGCCGACACTCTCACGCTGCACGACACCGCCGCGCATGCCACGGCAAACACCGATAAGATCAACATCACCGCCAGCGGCACCGGCACCCACTACGTCGACCGCGATTACCCACTCGTGATCCACACCTTCGCCGGTACGAAGATCACCTTCCACAACGCCGCCGTGGTGACGATGCCGAACATCCGCCTCGCCTCGACTGAGTCACTGATCGGCGAGGTGGAGTTTGAGGCGTTCATTCGCAATGGGGCAAATTGGTCCGACGCGAATAGCCGCTACACCATCGAGCAGGCGACGCTGAGCGACACATCGTTTAGCCCCGCCAACATCAAGACCCAGCCCTACACCGGCGCCTGGGGCGCCACGGCACCGTGGGATAGCTTCAATACCACCGAGGGATTTTCCGTCGATTTCAATCTTTCACTGGCCCCCATCTCGACGGATGGCATGGGCATCGTCTCACGCCGCCTGGCGGATCTCTCAGTCTCCGCGAAGTTCCGGCCGCTCGGCATCACCGAGTCGCAGATCCTCGCCAAGCTCCTGCTGCAGGATACCGGGGCCGTGCGCGGCCGCTCGCTGAGCGGGGATAATCTGCTCATCTCCGCCACGGGCGTCTACGTGCAGCTGTACGGCGGCGCACTGACCACCGGCCCGCAATCGTTTTCCTCGAAGACCGATCGCCTCGGCGACATGGAGATCCGCGCCACGCGCACCTTCAGCACCGGCGTGCCAAATCCGCTCTTCTACGTGGGCACGACCGCGCCGTAACCCCGAACCCACTCGTCTCCCCATGGACTGCGGCCTCGGAAACCTCGCCACTCTCAAGACCGCGATCCTCCCGGTCGCGAATCAGGCAGAGACGCAGTTCGACGCCGCACTGCAACAGATCGGGAAGGGCGTGGCAGGCATGTTTGATCTTTACTGCACGCGCGACCTGGCGCGCTCGGTCGCTGTCGAGTTCATCACCCCCGCCCGCCGGAGCTACGTATCGCTCCCGCACACCCCGGTCGAGAGCGTGGCATCCGTGTCGCTCCGCTCCGCCGTGGCCTCGGGATGGGTCGTGCAGAGCGACGTGATCGTGCAGCTCGATCAACAGGCCGGCCTTGTCGATTTCGCCGCCGTGCTCGGCGTCGAGGATGACCGGATCAAGATCGTCTACACCGGCGGATTTTGGTTTGAGATCGCCGAGCCCGGCGATGTGGATTACCCGACGACGCAGCCGACCGGGTCCACCGCGCGCCCCCAGGCGTTGCTCGCCGCATGGCTCATGCAATGCCGCGCCGAGGCCGTCGCCCGCGACGTGCTCGGCACCGCCGCCGTGGGCCAGGAGCCGAAGGGCACGCAGCTCATCACCGTCGAGCTTCTGCCCGGCGTGCGGCTCGCGCTTGAGCGCTACCGGAGATTCGCGCAGTGAGCGCCGTGACCATTCAGATCAGGGTGGACGACAAGGGCCTGGAGGCCCGGCTCGGGCAATACCAGAAGACCGTCCTTGCGAAGATCTCGAAGGAGATGGACGCGGTCAATCTGCTCACAGTCGGCCACATCCAGCGCGCACGACTCACGGGCAAGGGACCCTTCCCCGCGGAGCTCGGGAAGCTGGGCGTGGTCACCGGGCGGTTGCGCGGCTCGGCCAACGCGACAGCCGCCAAAATCTCCGGCAACCAAGTGGCCAGCAGCATCGGCACGAACGTCCGCTATGCTGCGATCCATGAGTTCGGCTTTACCGGCGTGGTGAAGGTCAAGCCGCACCGCCGCAAGGTTGCCGGGCGCGACGTGTTTCGCGGCACTGATGCCGGGGAGGAACAAGTGGCCTCCGGAGTCGGGTTCGTGGGCGCGCACGCTCGCAATCTGCGCATCCCCGCCCGCGCACCATTCCGGCGCGGGATCGAGGATAAGATCGCCACCTACGAGGCCGCGTTCACCCGCGTCTGCAAGGAGGCCATCGCGGGATGAGCCAGCTGCAATATTTGCAGGCCCGAGTCGTGCAGACCCTTGCGGAGCATGCGTTTTTCCGGCCGTCTGGCGGCGTGCAGATCCCTGTGCTCCACGAGGATCTCGGCGATTTGATCACTCTCCAGAATAACGCGCTCAAGAGCGCGGGCGCGTGCGTGACGATCGGCATCGGCCGCTGCCAGATCCCCGAGCCCAATATCCCAGGGCCGAGATTCGGAGTCGTGGACATCCTACTTTTGATATCCGAGAACCCGGTTGCAAACCGGCTGCAGGGCGGGAGCAGACAGCCCGGAATCGTGATCGCCCAGGCCGCGCTCGGCATCCTGCACCACATCGCCGAGATCGTGCCTGGCGCCGGCTGCATCAACGCCGGCGAGATCGACCCCGTCCGCATCGACAACGGCGCGGCAAACCTCATCGCATCGCTTTCGGTGCAGCTCAGCAACACGACCGAGGTCGACCGGCTCGACCCGATCCTCGACGAAACCGGGCTGCCCATCACCGACGAAAACAGCATCCCCCTTTACGCCGACGCCGCATGAAGATCTCGCAATACACAGCAGCCACCAGCCCGGTCGCCGATGCGGCGGTCATCCCCATCACCGATGCCGACGGCAACACCCGCAAGGCCACCGCGGCGCAGCTGCGCACGGTGACGGTAATCGGAAAACTTAAGCTCGCCACTACCGGCCTGTTCCTCTACAGCTCCACGACCGGTCTCTACCACGAACTCACCGCCACCGGCACCGGCGCCGGACTTACCCTCGTGCTCAACGAAACTGGAGTCGCCTGATCCCATGAACCGATTCACAATCTCTATCTGCGCGCTCCTACTCGCCACTGCCTGTGGTCTCACTGCTGCCGAGATGGTGGGCAAGAACGCCACCACCGACCGCATCGCCGAGGATCTGGTCTTCGGCAGCGGGCGCACGCTCACCATCGAGAGCGGGGCGACGCTCTTGATTGCAGCGGGAGCGACCGCGAATTTCTCGCTCGCCACCGTGACGCTGCCTGTGGCGGTCTCACTGCTCGGCCAGTCAATCGACCTGGGCAGCGAGATCATCGGCAACCTCCCATTCGCGAACGTGACTTTCACCGGCAACGGATCGCAGCTCGTCGCAGGCAATGGGTCGCTACTGGTTGCTGGCGGGAACGTCACCATTGCGAATGGGACAATCAGCGCGAGCGGTGCCGACCTGGCCGATGTGCTGACGATAAGCGGGAACCTCGATGAGCTGGCATCGGCGCCTTTGGCACATACCGCTCGCGTAAATCTGGGACTGTCCGATGTGAGCGCCCACGCCGGCGTGCTGTACACCTCGATCTTCCCGCAGATCCTGCCCTACATCACCGGGCTCACCGGCGGCGGCGCAGCGGACCTCGATGGCATCCCGACCGTCGACCTCGGCGCCGGCGGCAGCACCATCGCGATCATCATCCTCGATGGTGTTGCCAAGGTCTACCAACTCAAGTTCAGCGTGGAGGCCGAAGCCTCCCCCGGCTTCATCCGACCTGATGACTTCGAACAATTCGATAACCAAAAAGTATGGCGCCAAATTCAGTAACTCCCATGCGTATCCTCCATCACCGTCTCCTCCTGCTGCTCGCGTCTGTGCCGGGTCTGCTCTGCGCGCAGTCCGCAGCGGTGCCTTACAACCCAAATACGGGCAATCTCTCCGCGAATCTCACGCTGGGCCCGGCACGGGTGATCACGCTCTCGGGGGGATCGATTGCAAATCTGACGATCTCCACGGCGAACATCACCGCGCCCGGTAACTCAACGACGCTGCTATCGTCGGCGTTTGGGAATGTGACCATCGGCGCTAATCTCACGCTGTCCAATGGGACGCTGAGCGCGAGCGGCGGCGGGGATGCATTCCAGGAACGTGGCATCGATAACCTTTATTTGAGGGATGATTTTTTCGGCGGGCATGCCGTGTCGGGTGGGTTCGGGATGCTGGGGTGGAAGACGTCCGGGACGGGGAATGTAACTGGTTACTTGCCGACAGTCCCCGGCGTGGAATCATACGGGCTCGCGGTGTTGAACTCCGCGTCCTCGGCCAACAGTGAGCGCTTACTCTACCTCCAGGGCGTCGATGCTGGTGCCATGGCGACGTTTTCGATGTCGGCAAATCCATACAAAGTCGAGTGGATCGCGTGGCCGACCTCGGGGAACATCAGCGCGTTTGGAGGGTTTTTCATCTCGAGTGTCACGACCGGGGGACCATATTTTTTCTGCGACACCACCCCCACGGGGAGCGGAAATTGGACGGTCGGCTTCAACGCGGCGAACACCGACACAGGCGTGCCGGTCGGGACCACTCCGCTTTATTTTTTACTGGAACGGACAGCGAGCAGTGGCAATGCGACCTGGGCAATCCGATCTACATCGGGGGGGGCGAATCTCGCGAATGGGACCGTGACGTCCAATTACACCGCGGGTCAGCATTTCGGTTTCGCGGTGAACGCAAAAGCGACCGGGTCGGTGAAAACATTATATGTGGACGTGTGGGCGCTCTGGATGGGGATCGGACGATGAGCGCGACCACCAATTTTGTTGACGCGCCCGCCTAACCCTGCCCTGAACTTGTGCGCATCCTCCATGCCGGAACTGAACTCGCTGGGTGGGGCCTCAACGGCCCCCGCAATGTGCGGATCAACGGGTCGGCGGTGTACGAAGCCGCCGACATCATCCTCGCGCCCACCAAAAAAATATTTGCGAGGGGCAATGAAATCTCCACGCTCAGCTTCGAGGTCACCCATGCATTTGCCGCGCTCAAGGATGCCCAGGTCTGGGGGCTCACGCACTTCCGCCTGCTCGCGAAGCTGGGTGTGTGCGAGATCCAGTGCGGCACGGCATCATCCTACGAGAGCGTCTTTGCGGCGGGGGCGTTTCTCGCCGCGATGCCGATGGCCGAGTTTCGCGGGGTGGCCATCCCGGTGCAGTATAGCATCGTCGCCGCCGAGTTCATTGCTGCCTACCCGGTCGATTGGCCGGGCGACAATGGAGGCACCGAGGCCGTGACGCTGCGGGGCACAGCAGCGATCAGCTCGGGGGCGGAGTCCGTCGCCGTGATCTACACGACGCCATTCGCCACGCCGCCGGTGATCACCTGCAACGTGGTGAAACCGAGCGGGGGTGGCAATCTCGTCGCCACGATCCGCGATGATTTGAGCGGCGTGAACGGATTCACCGTCGAGCTCAGCGGCCCCACCGCCGACGCCGATCACAAGCTGAACTGGATCGCCGTGGGAAACTAGTAAGCGCCACCAGCCCATGAACCGACCACCTTCGCTGCTGATCCTCTGCACACTCGTTGCAGCGGCCGCGCTCCCGCTCCATGCCGACACTCCGATAAAGAACGCCACCATCACCGGCAACACCACGCTCGCGGGCAACGTGACGGTGGTGACAAACGCCACCATCACTTTCCCGGCAAACACCACGCTGAACGCCTCGGCAGCTACCGTCGTGCTCCCAGCGGCCTACAGCGTCTTCGGCAACTTCTCGAATCTCGGCGACGTGCCGGGGAACTACAGCGGAGCCGCGTCGCGCTACGTGCGCGTCAACTCCGGCGCGACCGCTCTGGAGTTCGTCGCGCCGGTGAGCGCGAACTCGACATGGGTGGATGGGCTGCGGGATCAACCGCCCGCCACCGCGAACGCCACCGACGACGAATTCAACGGCACCGTGCTCGATGCCAAGTGGGCATGGATCAACCAAGGAAACGCCACCGCTAACCTGACCGACAATCATCTGGTGCTGTCGCTGGTGACGGGCAACGCGTCGTTCAATCAGCGCATCATCACCCAAAACATCACCGCTGCGAACTTTACGATCACGAGCAAGCAGCAGCTCTCCGGGCAATTCGGAAACTACACCAACGGCGGAATCGTGATGCGCAACTCGACATCGGGCAACATCGTGATCTTGGGCCGGGACCGCGGCACCTTCCCGTCCCAGAGCGTGACCCTCATCAAGATCACATCTCCGACGACCTACTTATCGAGCCCAGGCTTTCTGGTCGTCGACCTCGCGGGGCCTCTCTACATGCGCGTCGTGGTGCTCGCGGGCTCGATGACGTGCCAGGTCGCGGAGGGTCCCGGTGCGCCCTGGACGACATACCACAACGAGGCCACATCCGCATTCATCGGCACGCCCGACCAAGTCGGCCTCGCCGTCGGCGCATCCGCCAACGCGACATGGACCCCCAGCCTGTCGGTCGATTGGTTTCGATTCACTTCGCCGTAATCGGTAATCGACGAGCACCCCCACAGCCATGGCCGAGACGAATCGCGGGGTAGACATCAAGATCACGACGACGGCCGATGGAGCCGGGGCGGCAAAGGCGAAGGCCGATCTCCAGGAGGTAAAAAAAGAGGCGGGCAGCGCAGGCGAATCCGTAGAAGGAATCGGCGAAGCCGGTAAGGGCGCCAGCATCAATCTCGGACGCATGGTCGGCTTGCTCAGCACCGCCGTAGGTCTGGGCCTCGCCGCCAAGGCGGCAATCGAAGGGTGGCGCGACGCAATCCGCGAGGCGGATAAAGCCGCTTACGACCTGGTCACGAGCACGCTCAAGCAGCGCGACGCTTTTAACGATCTCGTCGCGAACGCAAAGACGCTGGAGGGAGTCGAGAAAAACCTGGGCAAGCTGCTCGAACAACAGGAGAAACTTCGGGACTCACTCGTCAAGGCGCGAATCGACGAGGACAAAAAAGTCGTCGCCGGCCTGGAAGAGCAGCTCGCCGAGATCAACCGCCAGATCGAGATCTACCCCGATCTGGCAAAACAAGCCATCCTGCGCAAGGAAGCCGAGGAAGGAATCGCGGCGCTTTACAAGGACCAACAAGCGGCTCTCGGCGATCTCAGTGCCGAGATCGACCGCGCGAGCCGCGCCCAGGCCGGCCTGCTAACGAAACTGGCTGACGCAGATTTCTCGAAGCTGGACGATGCGGGCAAACTCAAGGCGCTCCAAGGAAAGGTCGGGGATCTGCGCGACGAGCTGGTCGGAGTATTCGGTCCCGACGCAATGCTGGCCTCGATTCAAAATATGGCGGAGAACCTTGGCGCGTTGCCCGCCAAGGCGAGTCTGGCCGCGTCACAATCACTGACCGAGCTGATCAAGGTGTCGGATCAGATCGCCGCGATACAAGCGGGTAACGCCAAGCCCGCGGCCAGCACCGGGCAGAGAGCGCCTGCATCCGCCCCGTCTGCGCCAGCATTTAATCCCCGCGCCGCCTGGGAA